GGAAGACCCACGAAGAAGTCAGCTGCCTCAGCTGACCGACGACGACCGTTGGATGCGCGATAGGAGTACTCGCCCACACGGATGTCGCGTAGGAGCATGATGCCCCCGACGCGGCCCTGGATGAAGCGAAAGAACGCCTCGAGCGTCTTCTCGTCGTCACTGTAAGGGTTGAACGACGTGATGAGCGTTTTGCCGAAGTCGGCGAACGCGTTGTGGAGGTCCGTGAGCCAGAAGCCGGCGCCGCTGTTCAGCGCGAACTTGGCCGTGCTCCAGTCCGGCCACTGAGCGAAGAGCAGCGCGGACAGGGAGTCGATGACGAGCACTTCCCCTCTTTCGGGGGGCAGGGCTAAGAACTCAGCTATGACCCGGATCAAGGAGTGATCGTTGAGACGGGGCACACGAGATGATAAGCGTTTTGCTTCGATAGGCTCTTTGTAGGTGTAAGCCTCAACCTTGATCTTCTGTTGTTCCAACCGATCGATCATGTCCTGAAGGGCATATGTCTTGCCCACCAACGGAGCGCCCAACACGGCCACTACGCCGGGTGTGAGTTCCACGTTGCCGATCTGACGCGGGTGATCGAGATTGCGATAGTCGGGGCGCACCTGCACCGAAACTTGCGATCCCAAGCCCTTCAATGACTCCGCGTCGGTGAGGTCTTCCCAGTTGGGATTGTCCCCCACGCGACCGTAGCGAAACTGCGAATGCGGAGTGACGATGAGGATTTCCTCCCCTTCGCCGTCCCGAATCGATTTCAACTTTGCGGCCTGCAGCGTCCGCTGTTTTGCGAACGCGTCTTCGATAGCATGTGCCATCGTGTCGTTTTTCTTCTTCATAGGTAGGTCAGTTAACAACCGCTCTGATGTATGGCGTTACTTGATCCACGAAGTCGGCCACCTCGACGTTCATGGTATAGGCCGCCTCCAGTTCCGGAGACAGATCGCCGGGACGGAAGCGGTAATGCAGTTTCTCTGGATCGTCGAGGAGCAGGGCGTCCGCCCAGTTCGCTGGCGATATAGAGCGATGGTAGTTCGGATGGGCGCGGATCGCGTCCTCCAACCTGTAACCCATAACGTCTTGGAACTCGCTGTCCATGATTTCATGGAGCGCGCCGTAGGAAGGGGAGGTGCGGTACACCGCCTGCCTCGCCTCGTAGCCCTTGGCCCAATACGGGCTGAACTTACTATCTATGTCACGCTCACGCGTGATAGGATTGTTGATGTAGCTGACTCCGTTGGGGCGGACGAACACATGCTTATCCTCGGGGTGATCTTTGAATATGATGTTACCGAGGTAGCTGTTCGCTTCCACTCCCGTTTGGTAGTAGTCTTGTTGCTCGAGCACTTCCCGGAAGCGCATTGCACCCGCGAGCGTGTCGAAGCCTACCACCGCGTCGTCACCCATGTCCATGATACCAACGGAGGGGTCGTTCCACGTCAGAATGTCCTCCATGCGTCTAAGCACGTCTATCCCCATGTCGTACAGCTTACAGAGATAGATGCACATGCAACCGAACTTGCCGGCCCA